GAAGTTCCTAAGTCTACATCTGAATCAGTTACAGGAGCAATAACACCATCAGCCATTGTAAACTGACTTGTGCCTCCTGCGGTAAATGCTAGGGTATCTCCTGCACTAAAGAAAAGACCAACATTAGTATCACCAGTGTTTGTAATACTAGGATCACTAGCTGAACCATCAGGAAAAGAAACTATCCCAGTAAACGTAGGGCTTGCTGTGTTTGATTTAGTTGCCACAGCAGTTGCAATATTATCAAACTCTGTATTTATTTCTGTACCTTTAACAATTTTATTTGCATTTCCTGAAGGTAAAGCATCTTTGGTAGCAAAGTTAGTAGTCTTAGTATAATCTGTCATATTAATCGTCCTGCTAATACGTGAATATCAATTTTTTGAATAGAGAAAGGTACTGATTCTATTTGTGCGTCTAAACCAATGGTTACCACAGAACCACTTCCTGTAGCATTTACTGTAGGTGTGTTTACAAAGATGGAAGCAGTATATTCTGCATTGTTGTCATATTCAGAAACCCCATACTCAGCTACAGCTCTACCTAAAGATGTACCTGAAAACTCAAGAGCTTGCTTAGTGTAAGATTCTGAATAGTCATACCCCCAGTTTAAAGTTATTGCTGTTCCTGAACCACCTATAATTGTTAAATTAAACTTTTTAAGAAACTTTAAATTAGAGGCATTTCCAAAAGCAAGAGGGTTGCTAAAGTAACTTAGTTGATAAGTAGCATCATTATCAAGATATCCTGTGTATTCTGCAATACCTAATGGTTTACCTATGTACAGCTTACTTGTAGATAGCCTGTGAAAACTTAAAGGTGAAATACTTGACCATGTTGTTACTCTATAGGAATTATCCTGTAGTGGTCTTCTAGTATCAAAAACATAAACTATTTCACTTGTTGGCAAAGTTAAAAGATAAAAAGATTCTTCTGGGCTATATACTGCTTTTATATCAAGATTTTGAATAGGAAGCAATGTTAATAAATCATTCCTAATGTTCCTACTAACATCACTAATAGAAGCAGATTTTTCCTGTATTGTTCTTCCTAAAGACCTAACCCCAGAAGAAGATAAAAATAATAAGTCTGTACCTGTATTTACTACGGTATCTCTAGCAATACAGCCTATACCTATAATAGTATCTTCTAATACCATTGTAGCAGGATTAGTCGGCCCTGAGTAAATAAGTATAGTATTCTTACAGAATATTATAAGTTTACCGTTATGTGCCGCTAATGCTGTAATATCATCAGCACCGTTAGGAAGCACACTGGTTATATCTAAAGAACCTGAAGAACCCCCTGTCCATTGGTAGCCTGTGGATAAATGACTAAAGAATACTGTGTGTTTGTTTGAGGACACATCAGCAGCCCAAAGCCTACCAAAAGCAGATATAACTTCGTTAGCTTGTGGAGCTGTACCTGTTTCTCCACTAAAGCCACTAAAGGTTGTTAAAACAGCAGAACCACCTGCGTCTGTATAAATAAGAGATTCATGTCCTGCTTGGAAACCAAAAGCATGGTTGTTTAAATTAGCCCACTTCCAGTTATTAGCTGTTGGAGTATAACCGCTTGGCGTTATGTCCGTTAGTGTTGTTGTACCACTAAATATTTTATTGTTGCCTGCCGATAGTATCCTAACATTACCACTTTGGTCTATGTACTCAAAGATGCTTTCAATGCCTCTGCTAGTTCCTAAGACTTCAGAACCGTTAGTAGTAACATAAGAAAACCCTTTTCTAGCACCTATTCTACCGTAGGTATCTATAACACAGTTATCTGCAATAGATGCAAAGTTTGGATCAAGATCAATAGGAGAATCTTGAGTATTTATACCAAAGAATGCAGGCGCAGAAAGTGTTAAGTTTTGAAGCTGTTGGGCCATTAGACTACCCTAAAAACAAGTTCTTCTGGATTCTTTGCGGCATCAAAAGCTATTGCATCCGACAAAGAAACTTGTGCTAAATTGAAGTATTCAGCGGCACTTTGTCCTCCTGTTTCTCCTCTTTCTCTGGCGGCTCTAGCGGCAGCACCTAAGACAACAGGGGAACTAGGAACAGATAAAACATCGGAGTCATTAGATAAAGAGTCGGGCCTTAAAACTACAGTAAAAATTAAACTATACACACCATCAGGTGTAGGATAAACGTCTATTTGAGTATCGCTGTTAGAATCAAAACCATTAAAGGTAAAGTAAAAAGGTGCGCCTGAAGATGCAGAACCTAGTTTTCTAAATGTCCTAAACTGTGCAGGTGTTTCATATTGTACTCTAGTGTTAGCTGTATCATTTAAAGCATCCAACACTTTAGAGTTGTCTTTAGCACCAGTCAATGAGTAAGTAAAATCAGAAGCACTTGTGTTAAAAGTTATGTCTGTTCTTAAAGCACTCCAATCCCATGCATTTTCTACTGTCTTTTTAGCATCATTAACTAGCTCTCCAATCAAAAGAGAGTAAGAGTTTTCGGATACGGAAGATACTTCATTTTCTCTTAATCTTCGTAGGACGCTGTTTACTAATTGTAAATAAGTCATTAAGCATACCTTTTTCTTATATAGTCTTGTATTTCATCGTAACTAAAATCAGGTTCTTTAAATTTACTAAGCTCTGAACCAAATAAACCTTCAGTTGTTCTGTTAGCAAGAAGTCCTATTCTTGGTAACTCTATGTCTACCTCTGGTAAATCTATGTCTACCTCTGGTAAATCTATGTCTACTTCAGGTAACTCTATGTCTACCTCTGGTAACTCTATGTCTACAAGTTCTTCTATTGTTTCTTTTACTGGCTGTAATATGGTATCATCTATGGTACTGCCTAAAGTTTCTACCGTATCTTTTACTGGTTGTAATACCGTATCATCTACAACTCTACCTGCTTCTGCTATTTCATCTAATGGTATAGAATCTTTAATTGGTTGTAGTATGTTATCGTCTATAGAACTTCCTATGTCTGAAACAATATCCACTATAGGCTCAACAACAGCTTTTACTACATCTTCTAAAGGCCCAAGATCAACATCAACACCTTCAATGTTTAAACCACCACCTTCTTCAACATAAGTTCCTAAACCACTAGCTAAAGCATCATTAAAGTCTGCACCACTAGCTACTTCAGAAACAACCGTAGTTAAACCTTCCTTTAAATCATCTGATTGAAAAATACCACCTATTCTTGAATCTTCAGGAAGTGAATCAAGAGTATTATCTAATAAAGTAGGAACAACAGTAGAGGCAATAAGGGCAGTAGGATCTCCATCTATTGCTGATGTTATTAAACCTTGTGTCTGTTGATAACTTAAACCGCCAAAACCTTGGCCTATATTGGGCGGCCCCATACCATCTACATCAACTCCTGAAGGTGCTGTAACAAGTCCTGCCATGTCTAAGCCTGTCATTACTGTACTTACAATATCACCTGTAGATAAGTCTTGACCATCTATTAGTTTTATGCCAGTGCTTATTACTTTTAAAGGTGGAGCTAAAATAGAAGCCATGTCTAAAAAAGTAGTAACAGCGTCTGTTGGACTAGGGTCTGGAGGATCAGGAACAAACACTTCAACCATAGTATAAGAACCTACAGGAGCATCTGGATTAGTATCTAATCTATAAAGATTTCCATTGTCTACTCTAAATCTTCCTGCGGAATAATTAGACGCTTGTGGCCCTTTTAGTCCTACGCCTTGGCGAATTTCTGTTCCTTCTGGAAGCGTAACCCCATCAAAATAAGGCTGTGTATCAAAATCTTTTTTCTTTTCTATGCCTTCAGACGCTACTAAATAATTAAATATTTGCCTATCAGTAAACTGTTTCCCGTAAGCACCGCCTCCAACACCAAAAGTATTTGTGCTTCCAAAACCGCCCTGTCCTTCATAAAATTGTTGTGCAGTATGTCCTTGAGGAAATAAGGCTTCTTCGCCATACATAGTGGCTTCGTTTACAACTCTATCATAAACATTAGATGCTTCTTGTTCAATTTTTTCTTTTTCTTCACTACCCGACCAGTTTTTCCACGCATCTATAAGATTAAAACTGCCGTTATTTTCTTTATATTCGTCCCCTTTAATTAAATCTGAGTATACTTGATTGTATTGTATTTCTCCTGTTGCGGGATCAAAATACTTAGGAAAGTCCATAGATTGATATGCAGGAGAATTATAGAAATCTTCTTCTTCTAATCTTCCTGATTCATCTAATTCTTCTTGAGTAACAATACCATCTTTATTTAAGTCTTCAAGACTAAAAGGATCTTCTGCGGTAGTAGTCAAAGGGTTGGCTAAAGAACTTGGCTCTTGAAACTGTTCCTCCTGAGTTACTTGAGGTACTTGAGTTACTTGAATAGGCGCTCTAGCATAATCTAAAGAATCCCTAGAATCAACCTTACCATCTTGATTAACGTCAAAGATATCTACACCGTTTTGTAAAACCCCAACACCTTTAGTATACCCATCCACACCAACACCCGCTTTCATAAGGTCTTGAGGCGTATACCCTTGATCGCGTAATAATTTTATTAATTCTTCTTGGGTCACTGTAGTTACTTCTTCCAGTTAGCTAAAGATTTAATTCCAAAGGATGCTGCGATAGCCGAAGCTAAAAAACCTTTATAATATACAGGCATAGCATCAAGACAAATAAAACCATCTTCTATAAAAGGTCTTGCTTCCGGTATAAAAGCACCAATAAGGGGGATACTAAGTAAAACTACAAACCATTCGTCTTTCCAAGAGCTTGCAGAAGCAGACGCTTGTTGTTGTTCCCAAGAAGCATCGTTTTGTATTACGTTTAGTTTTCTTTGATGTACAGCTTGTTTTTCTTCGGCTTTATTTTTAAGGTGAGTAGTGACAATATTAGCTACAGGAGAAACTAATAAGGAAAGGAAGTTCATTTTTATAACCTATAAAGAGTAGGGGAACCCTTGGATTAACAAAGGCTCCCCTATTTTTAAGGATTAAAGAACAACTACAAATCCTGTTTCAGAACGTAGAGGCTCAACACCGTACAACCGATCAGCAGTCATCAGAGTAGCTAGGTACTCTTGCTTATAAGTTGTTTGTGTACGAACACCTAATTGCTCAACAAGAACCATAGTGTCTCTGTGTCCAAAGATACCTGCTTTCACATCGATAGAAGAAGCAGAGTTATCTCCTGATGCTTCTACAGTTTGACAGTTATTAGATACATAAATGTCAATACCATACAGATTACCAATAAGACCATTAACGACAGGCTGACCAGATACAAAGTCAGACGATACATAACGATCAATACCCATAATTGAGTTACGGGCTGAAGGAGGTAGAACCAAGAAACGATTATCCATTGGAGTATTTGCTTCGTCCTGCTTTTGAATCAAAGCTCGGAAACCTGCATCAGTAAATACATCAGTACCGCCAACAACAGTATCAGCAGCATAAGCTGTAAGACCGTTAGAGGCATCAATAAAGAATGAATTACTGTGGATGTAATCAGTAGCACTTGCGTTACCCTGATCTCCAAAGTTTTTCGCTAAATCATGTAAAGCAGTATCTACTTGCAAAGCAAGAGCATAACCCGCATCTTCGGTATAAAACTGACGTAGTGACGCAAGAGCTTGTACATCTGCAATATCGTCAATAAGTCGAGAATACTCGTAGTGTTGGTTAATTGATACTTGTACTTCAGTAGATGTACCATGAAGAATGTTGACCAAAGTACCTTCAGTTTTAGAACTGGCGGCACCACGATCAGGCGAAGGAATGTGAATGGTGTCACCCTTCTTTCCTTGCATGGTCATTTTCTTGACAAGATTAGCTAAGACTAGGTTCTTTTCGTATGAAGCAACAATCTCATCCGACCAAATTTCGGGGATAAAAGTTGCAGCTTCCGTTGCGCTAATAGCTTTAGCGGCTGTTCCAAACGCCCCTGATGTGGACGATACGTATGCGGGTTGTGTAGCCATGATAATTTTCCTTTTGCTTTAAATTTGAGTAGTTAACGTACCCTTTTCTCAGCATAAGCCTGTAGTATTTCATCTGAAAGGGCTAAATACCGACTAGGGTTAGTTTTCATAAGATCCATAATGTCAGATCGACGGTAGATTTTCCTTGAGGATGGAGTTGTAGAACCTTGAGTAGTGCCTACTGAAGCATTCTTAACCGCTTGTTTTCGTTCTTGCTTTTCACTGTTAGCAGTTTGCTGTACAGCTTGAACACGATCTTTCCAAAGGTTAAAAAGTTCATCGGCAGTCTCATAATCATACATCTTATCAGCCTGTTGGAATAACTTTTGTCGAACTTTAGAGGCAGTCACCCAGTCTTGAAACTTTTTGTCAGCTACAATTTCAGCCATATCTGGATGAAGTTTCTGTAACTGAGCTTTAGCAGTTTCCTGCTTGTACTGTTGACTAATTTGTTCCGCTTCTAATATTTTAGGGTGTTTACTAATCTGCTGCTGAATAGCCTTCTCTGGCTCCGAAAAGAAATCAATTTCTTCTTCTTGTACAGATGTCGTATTTCCCTGCTCTTTTGTGAGTTGTGTCTGGCCTTGAATGTAAGTATCTACAACTTTCCTTAGTTCACCAACTTCAGAACTTTGTCTACCCAATAGCTTTTCAGCTTCTTGGTGCATCTGGATAATTTCAGCAGTTGTTTTACCTTGATATTTCTCAGGGACTACTGCTTCTGTTACTGGTTGTTCAGATGAAGAAGATCCGAAATCTTCAGTAGATGATAATTGTTCATCCGTTGTTTCTACATTCTCTGGTTGACGCTCAACTAACTGGCCCATTATTTATCCGTCCGTTAACGATTGTGGAAAAAGGGTATTATCAGGACTCTAAGAGTTTTCCTGTTTTCTTTCTTGCTTTATGGTCATTTCTCTGTGTTTAGCCCATTTCCTTGTGGCATCTGGAAAATCGCCAGAAATGGGATCAAGAGAAAAGTTTACACTTGAGATAATTCTATGTGCAGTAGATTCACAAACATCACACTTTTTGAAACTCTTAGAGGAATCTATCAGTGCTTCGTGAATATGGCCGTTATCACATTTAAAATCATAAAGAAGAACGCCCATTAAAAAGGTTCTTCTGTACTAGCTTGTTCTTCCTGAACTGCTTTTATTTGAGTTTCCAAATTAAGCATTGAAGCTATAACTACTAACTGTCCTTTTCTAAAATGTAAATCAGTTTCGTCTTTAGTAGCTTCCACTGAATTAATGTTTAACGCATTGTTTCGTAAGTCGTTTAATAAAGTTTTCCAACCTTCTGTATTAAACATTTCACGATAAGAGTCATAATACTTCTCTAGTTTTACTTGTTCTTCGTCTACCATCTGTTTCTCCTCATTAGGACAGTCTTTATAGAGATTTCAGTATAACATACTTTTTTACAAATGTCAAGTGTTTTTTTAATTATTTTACATTCTTTTTTTCTTAGGCTTGCCCATTGTTGTCTTAGGCTTGTTTTTCATTTTCTTTTTGGTTGGTTTGCTTACTTTAGTTCCGTATGTTCCGTATCCCATTGCCATAACTATTTCCTTTTTTTACGTTTATGTTGATATGAAATTTTCTTTGGGCCTGTTTTTTTCTTCTTAAACTTTTCTTTCTCTTTAGCAGTCATTTCCTTGGTAGTTTTTGGTGTTTTAGCTGAAACACGTTTTGAAGGGCGACAGGCAGGATAAGGTCTACCTGTTTCTTTCTTCTTTCTGCCGCACTTTTTCCCAGTCTTAACATCAACCCAATCTTCAGCAAACCAACGGGTTAATCCTGTTTTAGACTTTTTTGTACTTGCCGCCACGTTTTTTGTACTCCCTAACTAACCAAGCATTTGCATAAGCAGAAGGATAAACATCAAATTTCTTCTTTGCTTCAGATTTTACTCTGGAATACAAGGTTGGGTTTGTTGGTTTATTTTCAGCCATTACTTTTTACCTTTAGCTTTTAACTTAGCTTTATCCGATAACTCTTTAAAATGAAACAGCTTTGCACTTGTTTTAGTATGTGTTTTGTTGCTGTGTAAAGAACCATCAGGCATTTTATGTGTATTGCCTTTATGTAAAGTACCATCCTTTTTATAATGATTAACTCCCTTCATAACATCCTCCTATCTACTTGTATGACCACTTACCAATTCTTACATGACCAATATCTAGCCGTAAGTTTACTGGGAGGGCTAGTGTCACACTTATGCCTAGCCCTAAAACTTTTCTTCCTAGCAGGTTGGTCTTTTTTTATTGTCATGTTCTGATCCCCAAAACGTATTGTTTTAGTCTGATCTCCCTGTTTTGCTACAACAACAAACTTTTTAGTGGGATGGCTTGGTGTTCTTTTTGGTTTGTTGTAAGCAGACACACCTGCATTTTTTAACTTAGAGTCTTTTTCTTTAGCCACTAAGGTTGTCCTCCGATTGATCTTAAAACTGTTTGTTCTGTAGGAGAAGGTTCGGGAGCTTTGGTTTGTTCTTTAACTGCAACCTCACGCTCCCTTAGTAGCTGTTCGGACATTTTAATTCTTCTTTCAAACTCTTTATCGTCCTCTGTTCCTGCTCTTAGGTTTGTTGTAACTGCTTTAATCCTATCAATCTCTATCTCCTGCGGTATAACTTGAGTTTCCATTGATAGTTTAGCGGCCCTAGCTGCTGACTCTTGTGCTTGACCATTTAAAGCATTAGACTGAGACTGTTGGAACTGTAGCTGAACCTGTTGTGCTGCTTGAGCTGCTTGAGCTGCCTGTGGGTCTGGTTGATTAGCCTGACGCATGAAGGCAATAATTTGCTCTCTGTTGCTTAAACTCATATTGTCAATAACGGACTCAATAAGCTGATTCTTAACTGGGGAATCTCCCATAGTTTGCAACAGTTGAGTTAGTTGTGCTATTTCGTATTCCCTAGCTACAATACCTAAAGAACTGCTAGCAACAAACTTATAGTCAGAGACAGGATATTGTTCAGGTTCAAACTGCATATACCTGTGAGCTACTTTAGTAACAAAAGGTATTAGGAAAGACTCTTGGAAGTTAATTAATGTTCTCTTATGTCTTTTGATTATGGTTCCCAAGCCCATAGAAAACCCTGCGGCTGACCTAGTGTCTGAACCTGCGGTAGTCCCAGAAGGGTCTACAGCACCAGTAGCAGCCTGTACCATTCTTTGCAAAGCATCTGCTTGAGAAAAAGTAATTTGACTAACTTGACCAAAATTAAAAGGCTGTAGGATTTCCGAAGGGTTGCCGTTAGTTAGTATTACTTTTCCTGATCTAACCTCTGGTCTTGACCCTCTGGGCATTCTAGTGGCATCCATAGCCAACATAGGATGGACAGTTAGTGCAAGAGCATCAATTCTAGCTCGTAGTTCTGCGTCTAAGGCTTTTTGTGAGTTATACCCTTTCTCGCATACCCCTCGACCCCAAAAGCGGCTAGGGACGACATCAAAAGGAAAAGCAATTACTGGCCTATCCTTCATCATGTAGGGGTTTTCTTCCGCTTTAAGAAGTACACCTTCATTAGCAATAACAACAATAGCCTCAACGTAGTAGCTGTTGCTTTCTGATGTAGAACCTTCACCGTCTTCAAGCAAAGGTTCTATAATTTCTACTTCTACTTGATTTCCGTCTTCATCTACATCAAACAAACCTTCATTCTGAGCTTTTTCTAAAAGATGTCTAGGTACTAAACCGTAGTAAGTTGTTTTTCTTGTTTTGTTTTCTTCATAGACGTTACTAAGGTTCCTATCTGCTTCAATGTCTGTATCTACATAAGCACTTTCAAGGTCAATTTGACGATAAACCCCTTCTTCCTGTAGTATTTCTATGGCATGTTTTGGCACATATTCATCAATAGCAACACCTAAAGCATCTTCAATTGAGGTAGCTACTGGGTCTATAAGGAAGTTTTGGGGAAGAATAGGGCGTAATTTACATACTGTGCGTTCCTGAATATTTACACCTACAGCAGTTAAGTCTCCACCCATAACAGGCTCAGTTGCAGGTATCATTTCTTTTTCTTCGGATAAAGTTATCTCTCCAATGCCCGTTCCAAAGATAGCTGAGTTTAAGACACACTCTGCGATTGCCTTTCTAGTCTTATTTTTAGAAAAATCTTCGTATAATTTCTCTCGTAAGTAGGCTATGTCCTGTTGGTTTTGATCTCTAATATCATCCTTAATATCAAACCAACGTCCTCTACCAAACGTAGCTTCCTCAATCTCCGCTACTGTGGACTCTACTGCTTGCTGAAGTGCAGGAGATATAATCCTAGAGCGTTCTGAGCTTCTTGTTTTATCTTCAGGCGACCACGTACCCCTAAATAGTCTATAATATTCATCAAATATTTCTTGATAGTTAGTTTCAAAGTTCTCACGCCATTCGTTACACTTATCAATGACCCAACCTTGTAAACTTTCATCAACAAACATTTCTTTATCATAGTTCTTCATATTAATACCCTGCGTAAACGTCAGTAAACTGATAATCTTCAGTATCTAAGTCAATATCGTAAGCTGTATCCGCTAATTGATCTATGTAGGCTAAAGCATCAATTAAATCGTCATGTACCAAAGGGTTTGGAAACTGAAACAGTTGGTCTAAAAACTGTGTATTCCAAGAGCCTTTATTTAATTTTAAATTCCCATGTTCAAAACGACCCTGTAAGGCCCAGACAATCCTGTCTGTTTTCTTTTTGTTACCATGTGTTAGTTCTTCAATCCTAAAGAATACTTGACTTTTCTTCATTAAGTCACTAATGTAAGGAAGGACTGCATTCTTTAGTGCGCCCTTTTCTATTCCTACGGATATAGGGCGGTATTCTCTTACAACCTCAAAGATTTTCCTTGCTGTTTCTTCTACACCCCATCTTCCGTGAGCTATGTTTGCAACCCACCACCCTTCTTGACTAACTTTAACTATAGCTATGGCTGTTTCATCTAAGTGTCTTGTTTTTGTTTTTACTTTGTTAACGTCAATAAAACCTGCTAAATCACAAGCTATATAATAATCACCTTCATCCGGTTCTTCATCTAAGAAAGTAACATCTTCTTCCTTAAACAGTTCTGAACCTTGTGCTTCAAAGGAAGCTAAAAACTCTTGCCTAAAAGAGTACCTAGACATTGATTTTTCTGCTGACTTGATTTCCTTTGGATCAAGTAAAGGGTTATCATAACTGGTAAAGTGCCACCCTTTAAAATCTACATCTTCAGATAACTTTGAATAATTATACAATTCATAGAAGTGGTTACGTCCCATTGGTGTTCCAATGAATAATGCACTTCCTTTCTGGTCAGCCAAGGCAGGTCTTAATATCTGTTCCCAAACCTCTGGCTTCATATCTGCATATTCATCCATGACAAGGAACTTTAAAGACACACCCCTCATGGTTTCTGGCCTGTCTGAACCCTTTAAAGCTATCGTAGTCCCATTTATTAGTTTTATTTGTAGGTTGTTTACGTGGGAACTAGCTATTACAGTATGCCCCAGTTCCAACAACAAAGACCACATAATGTCCCTAGCTTGTCCTTGTGTTGGTGCTACATAGAACACCTGTCCTTTAGTTTCACTAAGACCATTTATTATCAAAAGCCAAGCGGCTAACCTAGATTTACCTGTACGTCTGCCTGCTGCTATAACCTTAAATCTTGAGTAGTCTCCAAAGACTTCTTGTTGCCAAGGTAGCAGTTCTACGTTTAAGTCAGTCATGGCTTACTAAAAAATACTTAGGTATACCTAAGTACACTCTAGTAACACCACATTACAGGAGTGGGGCCAGAGTCACTATTCCTGATATCAACATGAATGAAATTACGAGCAACTCCAATCCCGTTGAACCCAAGTGATATTGCGTGTTGTACAATAGAATATCGTTGCATACCGTTCTGAACCTTAATGTCTGCCGCAATGCCTTTACTGTGAGTACCCGCTTTAGTTTTCTTAGCTTCGATTGGATGGGTTGGATCTCTATAGCCACTAGAGATAATAAATGGAAAATCACATGCCTCCCTAAGTAAATCAAGTTTATGTATTAAAGAATCTTCAATGAGGTTGTTACCTGTGTACTGACAAGCAAACTCATCTTTTGTAAAATATTTAAAGTTAGACATAGTGTACTCTTATTCTATATACTGTGCTTCACCGTCTATATCATCTGTTGTGGAACCTGAAGATATTGTGGTTTGTTCTCCACCTACACCAGTAATGGAGATATTGATAGCACTTTTACCCCCTGCTACCTTATCTTTCTCAAAGTAACTTAGGGGCATTATCCTATCAACTACTAGCTTCCAAGCTGCTGCTTGATGTTTATGTTCATCATTAAGTGCTGCATTGAATATAGACTCTAATACTAGCTTAGACTTAGGGGAAGACAGCATCCTCCCTTTATATTCATTGATAATCGCAGCATCACCTTTGGGCCTACCTCTGGATAAACCAGTAGCACCTCTCTTTCGAGACACCATTTCAGTCTTTTTAGGCCGCCCACGCTTCCTCTTTGGAGCTTCATCAGTAGTCATAAGTATAACTTAAGTTTGCCTTGTGTAAATTGCCTAATGGGCTACCCTGTAGATTTCACATTAAGAATATGTTTTTTGTTTATTCAGAAATCTTTATCTTGGTGTTCCTTAGATTACTAATTTAGTGTAGCATACTTTTTCTTAAATGTCAAGAACTATTTTAACTATTTTACAAAAAAGTTACATTTAGTTACTCTAGGGACTGTCTTATACTAAAGACACCCCTAAGTATTTTTAGTTAAACCTAAGTAATTTTCTATGTAGTAAATTGTATAAATACCTATAAACAATCTACAAAGTAATTCCTAAGTAATTCAAAGACTTAAGTATCCCTTGGCTTTGTCTTACTAAATACACCATTATTGTTATTATTGTATGTAAAATAACTACCTAAGTTCCCATTTGTCTTTTTTTTGTATACGGGTGGGTACTACAAGTAATCTATAGCCGCCAGTCCCCCCTCGGGGGCATAAGTTATCCACAGGTTATACATAAGTTATCCACAGGTTATCCCCAATCCACAGGTTATACATAAGTTATCCACAGGTTATACATTGGTCAGACCAAATGGTGTCAAGTTATCCACAGGTTATACATGGGGCAGACATTTGTAGAACTAATGGTTGACATGTGAGTGCTTATGTAGTACCCAATAGTTCAACACTGGATAACCAATAGTTCAACACTAGGATAACCAATAG